CGTGTTTGCGTGTGACGGGGGTGAGAACGGCACCACAGTGGAGCCTACGGGGTCTGACTCAAATTCCGGCCTGTGGAAAGACGGGCAACCGGACCCAGTGAAGTCTTTGCGGAGACTCGAACAGATTGCAGAAGCCAGCCCTGACGGCGTGGATTACCGTCTGTGTGAAGGGGCGGTGTTTGAAGATCAGACCTTAACGATCCGCAAAAGCGGCGATGTTGGCAAGTACAACCGTGATCTGCTGACGCACGCTGATGAGAAAACAAAGCGCATCAAGAACTACCGCAGCCTGGAGGGGTGGAGAAAAGAGGACGAAGACTACGTGGTGGTCGGGTGCTACAAAATTTTGAACGGCATTCCACGCCCGTGCATGGACACGTACCCAATTTGCGAAACAGGAATTGCAACACAATGCTTAGATCCATTGGATTATTCATTGCGCTCCTCTGCGGGGTAGCACACGCAGTAGAAGTTAAGCCGGAGATCAACGGCACATATGAAGCGTCATGTCGCCTAACCGCATCGTCTGCCCCATGCGACGTCGCTTCGGCGGGGAAACCAAGTTTTTATGGTGCTCAGGTGGCTATCTCTACGAATGTGTCCTACGTCACGTTCCGGGACATTTATATAAAAGACGTGGCCGGGGTTGGATTTGGCATTGAACTGGACGCACACCACATTGTGGTGGACAACATTGAGGTGGCGTTCACCGCGACAGCGGCGTTGGATCTCAGGCGAAACCAACAAACGCACATCAAAAACTCATCATGGCACGATTCTGGAATTTGCTTGTGGCAGTGGCGAGGTACAATGTGTTCGGTGCCAGACAACGTGTCCTCCTTGTGTCGTGATGCTCCGGGCGGACCCGCTCTGATCGAGCTTGGTGGTATGGGCCATAGCACCGCCGCCTATGGCATTTTTGAGAACAACGATGCCTATGTCGAATACAATGGGGAATTGTTGGGGGTTGGGTATCACAGCGGCGGCAATTTTTGGGTTATTGGGAACAGGATTCGCCAAGGCAAGCGCAATGGCATCTATGTTGCAGCTTCGGGGCGCAACTTAATAGAAAATAACATTAGGTGGAATTACGATAACTCATCCAGGTCACCAGCGATTGTCGGGACCAAGTGCAACGGTGATGCATACGAGGACAGTGAGACGCGGGGGATTGACATCGCGGTAGAGACTTTCGAGACGGTGGTCCAAAACTACAGCGACAATATCGTTCGCAATAACATTTTCGCGGGTGTGGACGACGCACTGTTCTACGCAGGGGTGTTCCCTGCTCGAACCGTGAACATTGGTGCGCCTGGTGTGCAGTATTACCACAATTTGGTTGTTGGGCACACTGGCGAAGGGGTTGTGGCTGACAGAAACAAAACCGGCTCATCTTGGAATGATCATTATGAATTGGTTAACAATATAATTTATTCGGACGTTGAGTCCGCGATGTGCTCCTCGCGTGCAGCGAGCAACTGGGCCGATTTTGAGATGGGACCAAACTACTGGGAGTCAACGCCTGACGATGTAGATTGCCGCGAAGCGACGGACAACAATGGCCCGTATGACGACGTGATTGGCAACCCGAATCTCGCGCGTAGTCGTGACAGTTGGAATGAAAGCGATTGGACGGTGGACAGTGGACCGTCGCTGGCGGATGCTGTTTTGCAGGCTGGTGATTCTGGATTGAATGCAGGCAGACCGCTGCAGACAGCGATCAGTTGGTTGGATGATGCCAATTTTGATTATTTTTCCGAGGTGACCACCTGTTCATTCACCGCATCAGAATGGGAAAAGCAGGCGGCATATGACATCAACTGCAACTTACGCTCAGCAACCACGCCAAACCTGGGTGCCGATGAAACCAACTAATAAAAGACTAGCCCTCCTACTTCCGTTCTTGCTGGCTCTGCCGGGTCCGGTCTGTGCCGCGATCCCGACGCCAGACGCTCAATGGGATGTGAATACTCGCGGCAGGTCCGACGACGATTTCTATGAGCACATCAACGGCACGGCAGAGACCACCAGCGGCACACCATCAGTCAACACTGACTCTACCTATGACGGCATCAATTTCAGCGGCGACGATGTGACTACGATCAGCTCATTGCCTACTGGCATTGCGACGGGCTTTGGCGACAGCGATTACACCCTTGCGGTGCGGGTGAAGCTGACCACAGCGAACCTAACCAACTACCAGCAGATTTTTGGTGCCTACGATTCAACCGCCGGCTCCAATCGGTTGCATGTGCTGACGCAGACAAACACCAACAATGTCCTTGGTGCGCAGGCCACTGACGGCACGGACGTATACTTGAACAGTTCCTTCGACTTAGATGACAGCGCAGAGCATGTGCTGGTGATTCGGAGGAATGCCACAGATCTCAGCTTGTGGGTGGACGGGACCGAGGTCACCACAGACACCACAACTCCTGGCACCGCCACCTGGACTGGGTTCACCATTGGTGGACCATGGTCTGGAGCCGACTCATACATAATCAATCTCGAGGGCGTTGTGTACTGGGCGGCGGTCTGGGAATCCGCACTGTCTGATTCGCAGGTGCAGGAACTGGATGACGACGACAACCCCTGGGCGGGGCCGTCACTTACCCCGGATGACGCCACACCGGACTACGATCAAAGCGTGGTATTCACACTCAGTGAAGCATTGGCGGGTGGCAACCCGACAGCTCTAGAGTTTGCGAACGGTGACTCGATCTCATGTGACAGTGCGACCAGCACCACATGCACGGTGAGCTTCGCAAAGGCTGATTTCCTGGCGTCTGCTGATTTAGTAAATACCCGCATCGCCACAAGCCAAACCATCAATCTGACAGACGGCACCAACGACAGTTCGACCACAACCATCACGTTCAACAGCCCTGACAACGGCACCAGTGAGCATTTCAACACCTCAAACTGTGCTGACCCGTCATGTGACGACGACAGCCTATATGAAAACGCGGATTTCAAGGCTGAATACACCAATTTCGCATCAGGTGATGATGTGTGGTTGAGCGTAGAGAGCGGCGCTTGTGACTTCAGCGCAGGCGGTGTTTTCGAGTGCACCAGCTTACCCGCTTCCGGCAAGGTTCGTGTCTATGATGTTACTGCGACAGATTGGTTGGGGGAGTTGAGTTGGACGATACCGCTGCCAAGTGGGGATTGCGGGTTTGCTATTGCCCTCGCGCCCACTGTCAGACCTATAGCCTATTCGCCTGCAAAGGCTCCTGCGTGTAATTGAGGAACTCTTATGAAACGCATTCTATTAGCCCTGTTAGCCTGCCTGCCAGTATCCGCCTTTGCGCTTGGCGGAGACATTGACGACAACGAAAGCACTCAAGACGCATCCTGTACTTCAGGCCTGTTCTTTGTGGGTGTAGAGGGTACGTGGGGGTCAGGGACATTAACTGCCTATTTCCAAGATTGGGACGGCAATTTCGAGGAAATCCGCGTCGAAGGCACAACCAAAACATGGACCGCGGACTTCACTGAGAACCTTGACCTGTCAGGCCCTTCGACCATCCGCCTAACATTGGCGGGCGCCACAAGCCCTGACCTTGACTACACCATCAGGTGCGCCAGTAAGCGCTAGTTACTACCAGCTGGCTGACTGCATTCTAGCGGTATGCCCTAAAGCCGGCTCCACATCCATCAGAAAGGTGGCTGAAACCCAGGGTTTAAAAGAACTGCAACCCGCGGCAGTGGTCGAGGAACGCAATCACCAGGCGGTGGTATGGATGGTCCGCCATCCTATTACACGCTTAGGCAGTTGCTACAGGGCAGGCATCACCAACTACAACACATGGGAAGACTTCGTAGACGCGGTGCTCGAGGGCGAGCAAAACAGACATTGGGGCCCGCAAGTGCCGCAAGTCACATACGCAGGCGTATTCCTACCTACACGGGTAAGGCGATTTGAAAGGTTAGCCAACCACACAAAAGGGCTGCCACACCTAAACGCCAGCCCAAAAATGGAACTTAACTACGCCTATAGACGGGCGGAACTAGACAACCTTTACATTGAGGATCTAGACAAATGGGAAACCGTAGTAAAAACAACGGCGTAGGCGTTAATAATGGCGAATAGAGCAAAGGGCAAGCGTATCGTGCCTGAGGTCCGTGGCGCTTTCCTTAGAGCGCTCAAGGATATGGCCAACAAGGGACGCCCTCTACACGACATTATTATTCAGGAGTTCGAGAACAACCCTCTACGCGCACTGGACACCTTAAGCAAGTTCATACCCAAAGAACTGCTGCTTGATGTAGAAGAGGATGGCGTGTTGGCTGAAATCATGAAGGACATATCAGGCAAGAGCACCGACCTGCCTAAGCCTGTTGTAGATGAGCAGCGACCAGGAATACATTAAACAACACCTGGGTGATCCGTGGTGGCGGCTAAACAACCTCTACTACATCACGGACAAACAAGGGCGTCGGGTACTGTTCAAGCCCAATTGGGCGCAGCTGTTGATCTACAACGGCATGTGGTACCTGAACATCATCTTGAAGGCCCGACAGTTGGGCATGACTACGTTCATTCAGATATTCATGCTGGACCGGTGCTTGTTCAACGATGACGTAAACGCAGGCGTTATTGCGCATAACCGTGAAGACGCTGAAGACTTCTTTGAGAAGAAGATTAAGTTTGCCTACGACAACTTGCCGCAGTGGTTGAAGAACGAGCGGGCCGCAACCAGCGACAGCGCTAAACAGCTGAGTTTCAACAATGGCTCGAGCATACGGGTGGGGACCTCTCTACGTTCCGGTACGTACCAATACTTACACGTATCGGAGTTCGGCAAGCTGTGCGCTAAGTACCCTGACAAAGCCAGGGAGATTATTACAGGCTCGTTGAACACAGTGGCCGCGGGTCAATTCATTTGGATTGAATCCACCGCAGAGGGCGCTTGGGGCCGGTTCTATGAACTGTGCATTGAGGCTGAGCGTAAGCAGTTAGACGGCACTGAGCTCACAAAGCTTGATTACAAGTTCTTTTTCTTCCCGTGGTGGGAGCACCCAGACTACACGCTCGAGGGCGATGTGCATTGCCCGGCAGCGTTAGAGAAGTACTTCAACGACCTTTACGAACACCGTGGTATTGAGCTCACTCAAGAGCAGCGCAACTGGTACATCAAAAAGGCTGAAGTCCAGAAGAAGGATATGAAGCAAGAGTACCCATCTACCGCGGAGGAGGCGTTCGAGCAGGTACCGGAAGGCGCTATTTACCTCGAGGAGATGCAGGCGGTTAAGGATAGTGGCCGCATTACCAACCTGCCCATCGAGAAGGCGCCCATAGACACATTCTGGGACTTGGGCGTAGGCAAGGGTGAGATTTGCTCTATTTGGCTGATGCAGAAGATAGGGCAGTGGCACCACTTCATCGGCTACATCCAGGGCGCACAACGAGGCTTAGACCACTACGTGCAAGCGCTGGACGAGTTCGCCAAGAAGCACTGCAACGGCAAAGTGATATGGGGTGACGACTACTTGCCTCATGACGGTGACCACCCGGACAAGATGATGACAACACCGCGGGAGCACTTGGAGAAGCTAGGGCGCAAGAACGTAAGGATTGTGGATCGGACACCGGATATCACGTTCGGCATCCAAGACACGCGGCAAATGTTCCCTTCCTGCAAGTTCGACAAGGAGCGTTGCGTAGAGGGCATCAGGGCGCTGCAGGCGTATCACTACGCGGAAGATGAGCGCAGAGAGACATCCAAGCCTAGACCTGAACATGATTGGGCATCGCATGGTGCTGATGCGTTCCGGCAGTTCGGGCAGGGCTACAGGCCTAACAGTGGTTGGGCGCAGTTGACATCAGGGCCTACGGTGAACAAAGCGGGTAAGCGCAGGCAGAAATCTAGGTTTGAAACGAACACGGCATGGCGGGTTTAAATGGCGGTAGCAAATAGGAAGGCGTTAGGCCCGAAGAGTGAGCAGGAGTTAGTAGCGTTCCTGGGTCAGAAGATTGGGCAGTCCATGAACGACGAGGACGGTGATATCTCTGATGTTCGCATAGAAAACTACAACTACTATGTGGGCAAGCTTTACGGCAACGAGCGTGACGGGTATTCCAGCATTGTTACCCGCGAAGTCTTAGAGGCTGTCGAATGGGCCATGCCTGCGGTCCTGAAGGCGTTTGTAGGCGATTCCAGGGTCGTTTCGTATGAACCCATAGGCGAGGAAGACGAGCCCCAGGCGGACCAGGAAACGGACATAGCGCGGCATTACCTGCTCAAAAAATCTAATGGTTTTCTGACACTGCACCATTGGGTTAAAGACTGCTTGTTGTTCCCAAACGGGTACGTGGAACTGGCGGTACAGAAAGAAACGCGCTCAAGGGTGGAGCATTACCGCGGGCTGAGCCAGTTCGGTCTGAATCAACTGCTGGTCTCACTGGCCGCGGATGAGAAAGAGGTTGAAGTACTCGAGCAGGAAGTCACGCAGAAGGAAGTTGTAGGCCCTGATGGCATCAACACGCTGGTATTTGTAGAAGAGTTTGAAATTCGGCTGCGCATCACGTGGCAAGAAGAGTTTCCTAGGTGGTGCCCTGTCCCGCCTGATGAAATGCTGATTGACAATGATTGTCTGTCGCTGGACCTGGACGAGGCCGACTTTGTAGCACGCCGGCAACGGAAGTCATTCACGCAACTCGTGAATGAAGGCAAAGACCCGGATGAACTGGAAGAGGTAGGCGGGTCCGAAGATTACCAATGGCTGGATGAGCGCACCAACCGGCTGTTTTACGAAGACGAAGACCCGGACTCAGAGAACGAGGACGACCCATCTATGCGGGAGTTCTGGGTGCACAACTGCTACGCCTGGGTAGACACCGATGGTGATGGGCTAGCAGAGTTCCGCCACATCGAGATGATTGGTGCCAAGATATTCGTTAACAACGAGGTGGATTATCAGCCGTACATCGCGGCGAGTTCTATCTTGGTGCCGCACAAGCACACCGGTATATCCCTGGCGGACATCGCCAAAGACCTGCAGTTGATTCGTTCTACGTTATGGCGGGAACTGTTGAATAACGTCTACAAATTGAACGTAAGGCGTAAATATGTCGGTGATGCGTTCATATCGGACGAAGCGGGCACGTTGGATGTGCTGTTCGACACGATGAGTGAATATGTGCCTGCTCGAGATCCGAACGCTATTCGGGAAGAGGTGGTGCAGCCTATCGTCAGTGACATACTACCCGTGATTCAGAGCCTGGGGGATATGTCCGCGGTGCGCACGGGCATTACGCCTGAGTTTTCGTTAGATCCGCAGACTTTGCAGCAGAGCACGATGGGGGCGTTTGGTGCTGCTTTAGAGCAGGCGTCGGAGCGGGTGCAGATGTTTGTGCGCATATTCGCGGAGACCGGTTTTAGGACGCTGATGTTGAAAATGCACCAGCTGATGCGTGAGTACGTGGACCGCGACCTAAGCATTCGCCTGCGTGGGCATTGGGTGGAAGTGAACCCGGCGCATTGGCATGACCGCACAGATGTAGATGTAAAGGTTGGGTTGGGCTTCAGCAAGCCTGATATCAAGATGATGCTGCTGAAAGAGCTGCTGGTGATGCAGAAAGAGGCTGCAATGTATGGGCTGTCCGATCCTAAGCGGGTTTACAACGCTCTGGAAGACCTAGTTGAGACTTCCGGCTTGGGACATGTAGGGAAGTACTTTGTAGACCCCGAATCTCCTGAATACCAGCCACCGCAGCCGCAGCCAGACCCGATGGTTGAACTGGCCCATAGAGATATGGCCATCAAGGAGCGTGGTCAAGAGCAAGACTTCATGATGAATCAAGCGAAGCTCAAGCAAGACTATGAAGAAATGCTGCTTAAGTATGGCGATATGCAAATGCAGGTATCCCGCCTGATGGAAGAGGTGGAAAACATGCGGGCGGATCGGCAGCACAAGCACGCGCAGACGGTGCAAGCGCTATCCGCGGCACAGAAGTTAGACGCTGAATCTCAGGAAGTGCGGCGCACGGGCGCTGAAGACAGTTTTAACCGCGCTCAACAGCGAGCGCTTAACCAAGTGGAGGCCGACGAGCCTCAACCAACAGGAGAGACATAAAATGTCTGTAATTCGAGGTGGCTTTTCTGGCCTATCCGCAATCGGGGCTGCGAATGGCCCCTTTACCGTCATTGCTGAAGACGCGAACGGCAGCCCTGTAAAAGTGGTCTTGCCGGCGCTGCAAGATGTGGTGACGATTACAGCAACGGACGCCATTACCGAGGCTGAGCACGCAGGGCGCACGAACCTGTTAGGTGAAGTCGGCGGCGATGCGTTGGTGACCCTGACTCTGCCCGCGGCAACGGGCACTGGTAACCGGTACAAGTTCATTGTGTCGGTGGTAAATACGTCTAACTACGTTATCCAGGTGGCGGATTCTTCTCACACCCTTGAGGGTGTGATTCTGGGCGCTGCTGATGGTGGCGATAGTGTGAACGGATGGGAGTCTGCGGCAGATTCCGACACGGTAACGCTGAACGGCACGACTCAGGGCGGCGCGGCGATTGGTGATTGGATTGAGTTCACCGATATAGGCGACAATCTGTTTCACGTTACCGGCATCATTACTCAAACGGGTATCGAAGCCACGCCGTTTAGTGCTGACGCCAGCTAAACCAACTGATGAGTTTGTGAGTTGGTGCCTGCAACACAGGCCCAACCGCAACCATCGCGTCAGAAAGGAACAGATAGGCCCGTTATTCGATGAAATGCGGGCCTTGGTTCCGAAAGAAGGTAACGACTACTCCCGCATCATCATGGTTCGCATGGACCCGTCGAACGATGAGCGCGGCAGAGTGGTTGCCGACCACAAGCACCCTGAACATGTGGTGTTGTACTACCTGATGCCCAATGGCCCGCTGACCATTGAGGGCGAGTTATACCAGCCTGAACAGGGCGAGATGCTGTATATGCCGCCTAACAAGATTCACGGGGTGCCTGAGGTCAATATGTTGCGTATTTCTATTGCTTTGATGGTGGATGTATGAGCGCAGAGAAGTTTGGGATTACACAGTCAGCAGCATCTTTGATCAAAAATCGTAAAGTGCGGGGAAGGATGCATGTCTAAAGGCGATTGGCAGCGTCCCGTATCCAACCGGGCGCAGTTTGGCAGTAATTGGGACCGTATATTCGGAAAGAAAGATGGGACTATTTGTAGCGAGAAAGGGGCTGAATCTAAAGACGTTTCGCACGCCGGACGCGGAGAGCGAGCGGCAGAAGAAGGTGCAACTGCTCAGCAGCGACCCTAGTTATATGTTCTACCGGGTGGTACCGCGGGGTAACAACTTCCTACTGGTCCGCGAACGGGTTGTGCCCGGGTCTGAGTTGTTCGACCAATCACTGGTCGATGCTCAGTTCGAGGACATGACTTAGTGGTGCAAATCATCGGGCTAAGCCCGAGCCACAAAAAGGCGCCGACAGACAGAAGTAGTTGGGGCCTGCCCTGGAATCCTTTGAGTTATCGCTACGATGTGTGGTTTGAAATGCATGACCGCTCGTTGTGGGAGACTCGCGGCGAGGATTATTTAAAGCAACTTCAGGCCTTCGATGGGCCGATCTACATGCAGCGCGTAGAGACTGATATACCCAAGTCTCAGGCGTTTCCACTGGCAGACATGCCCAAGGACTACTTCACGTCCAGTGTGGCTTATATGGTCGCCCTGGCCGTGGTGAAGGGCTTAGACATCGAGTTGTGGGGGGTAGACAACCACACCGATGAGGAATGGTTCTACGAGCGCCCTTGCACTGAGTGGTGGTTGGGGTATGCGCAGGGCAAAGGACTAAAAACCTGGGTTCACCCGGACTCAAGCGTTTTAAAGCCTGAGCTCAACATCATGTTTAACGACGCACGGCAAAGTTACCGCCCGCGGTATGGGTGGTTGGGGGAAAGCAATGGCTAGAGGTGACCTAGAAGACCTGCAAGAGCAGGCGCAGCGAATTTTGAACAACCCTGTGGTGCAGAAGTGTTTTGACCACATGGAGAAAGAGATAGTAGACGCAATGGCCTCACTCAGATTAACCGATGAGGCATCTGAGGTTGAGGCGGTTGCGCTGCTGAGGGACTTGCAGGCGAAAAGGCGCTTGCAGAAGAAATTGATGGTTGCGTCGAAAGCGACCAACTTTAAAAACCAAGGAGCAGATTAATGCCTGAAGACAACCTGGCATCAGGATCTTTAGACGCTGCTGCCGCTGTCATTGAACAGCGGTGGGAAGACGCGGAAACGGAAACCGAAGAGGAGACTGTAGACGCACCAATCGCGGAAGATGAAGACGAAGCCGAAGAAGTGGAATCGGAGTCAGACGCGGACGAGGAGGTAGAAGAGTCCGAAGCACCGGAAGAGGACGAGGAAGAAGACACACCGATTGAAACCGTTGCGGATTTGGCTGAAGCGCTGAACATTCCTGTAGAGGAATTGCTGCAGAACTTCAAGACCAAAATCAAAGTTGACGGTGAAACCGCGGAAGTGACCCTTCAGGAATTGACCGCCGGTTACCAAAAGGACGCCGATTACCGACAAAAAACGGAAGCCCTAAGCAGAGACCGCCAGGCGCTTGAGGAACTGCAACAGCAGGAAATAGAACGCTGGACTGCCGAGCATCAAGCAAACGCTTACATCGTGTCTCAATTCGAGCAGGCCATTGTTGCCGAAATGCAAAGCCCGCAGTTGAGTCAACTTCGCCAGGAGAACGAAACCGCATGGCTGGCACGGCGCCAAGAACTGCAAGACCAATTAAACGGGCTTGAAAGAGTAAAGGCCGAAGCTGCCCAAAGATGGGACCAGACTAAGACGCAGCTTGACCAGCAAGCAAAGATGCAACGCCAGCAGATGTTGGCCAAAGAAAATGAACTGTTACACGCCGCTATCCCGAGTTGGGATAGCAGCCTCGAGCGCGAAGTCACCGAGTATTTAGTCAATGCCGGTGTGCCGCCCGAAAGACTACAGGTGATTGACAGCCATTTAGATTTGGTCATTGCACACAAGGCAATGCTTTACGACAAGGCGCAAGCCGAAGCGGAAGTGACTGCCAAGAAGGTGAAGCAAGCTCCGAAGCTGCAAAAGCCAAGCAAGAAGAAATCGGTATCCAAAAACGATATCCGCAATCTGAAGGCGCGTGTTAGGAAGACAGGCAACATCGGCGATGCAGCCGCAGCCATTGAGCAAATGATTTAATTTACGAGGAGTAAGAAATGGCTCAACCTACTAACACCCTCGACCGCTATGACCTGAATTCCGCAGGCGACATGGTGCGCGAGGATTTCGCGGATGTTGTACACAACATCTCACCCACTGAAACACCGCTTCAGAGCAACATTGGCCGTGGTACCGCTACCAGCGATTATCACGAATGGCCGATTGACGCCCTTGCGGCGGCAAACGCGTCTAACGCGCACATTGACGGTGACGACTTCTCCGGTGACGCCCTGACGGTCGGCAACCGGATTGGCAACTACTGCCAAATCCTGCGCAAAGACATTGTGACCACTCGCCGTGCCAACAAGGTTCGCAAAGCGGGCCGTAAGAGTGAGCAGGCTTACCAGATTGCCAAAGCCGGCAAGGAACTGAAGCGCGACCTCGAGGCCATTCTGACCTCAAACCAGGCTGCGCGTTCCGGTAACGCCACGCTGGCGCCGAATATGGCGGGTCTGGCCGCATGGATAGGTGCGTTTGACGATACCACCAACTACGAGATCGACACTGGTTATGTAAACCGCGGTGGCGGTCTTGGTGCTGATGGTGGCATGTCTGGCACTTCTGATGCGTCTGGTTACGTTGACACAGCCTCTACGGGCGGCACCGTGCGCGCTTTGACCGAGGATGGTCTGCTTGGCGTGATTAAGGCGTGTTTCATCAACGGTGCTGATCCGAACATGATTATGGTTGGACCTACTGTTAAGCAGAAGTTTTCCAACTACATGTTCGGCTCTAGCGCGCGCATCGCTACTCCGTATCAAGAGCATGGCAAAAGTGCTCGTGATGGCGTGAGCGTTGTGGGTGCCGTGGATGTTTACGTTTCAGACTTCGGCGTTTTGGATGTGGTGCCTAACCGCTTCATGCGTCAGGTTTCAAGCGATTACGTCGATGCCTTTGTCATTGACAGCGAGTACCTCTCAGTTGACTACCTGGACGGCTTCCAGACGGAAACCATTGCCAAGTCAGGCGACTCTGAGAAGCGCATGTTGCTGTGTGACTGCACCCTTGTGGTGAAAAACCCGGTGGCTCACGGTACCTATACGGATATCGACGATGACACCGCTATGACCGCCTCTTAAAACTGAGGTTGGTTTGAGAAGGGGCCGAAAGGCCCCTTTTTTATTTAGGAGACTATTTTGGGAAAGAAAATCGAAATTTCATTCATTCCGCAGGGTGAGAATGACCAGGGGGAGGAATTGCGCAAATACGCCTGTAACGGTGTTTACCCTTTCCCTGGAGTGCGTGTCCGCCCTGGGCAGGTATTCGAGTTTGAAGACGGTCAAGACAAACTGGCCGAAGAATTTGTAGAAGGTCACAGAGGCAAAGTCCGCTTTGTGGATGGCCGCAAGAAGGCCGACATCAGCGCACAGGCCTGGCGTGAAGACCAAGAAAGCAAGATGGAAGAGGCCAAAGCCCGATTCAAGTCTGAAAACCCACCGTCACCGGTTGAGGCTCAGTTAGACCAGTTGACGCAGTCGGTAGCAGCGCTGACCAAGATTGTCGCGGAGCGCGAGGCGCGTGAGCAAGCATAGCCTTGGTTACAACTGGAATGGCACTCAAACGGTGGTGTCGGAAGAAGACGGTTTTCTGTACATGGAAGATCGTCAAACTGCCCGGGCCAACCAAGCCATTCTGGACAACAACGCAAGGTTTCGGGCACAGGGCAGACACCCGAACCGGCAGGCGCACGGACGGTTGGCCGCGAGCATACCCATCACGGTCTATCAGGGTTGGCGCAAGGAATGGGAAAGGGGCCACAAAGACAAGTGGACCTGGAAGACGTTTCTGACCATGAAGCTCAACAGCCGTGATTATTCGTTTCTGAAAACCAATGAGATGAGACTGTGACCAACTTCTCTACACTGAAAAGTGACATCGGAGAGATGTATCCGCATTCAGACTACACGAACGCCAAAAAGAATACGTTTGTGCGTAATTGTGAGGCTGAGATCCGGCGCAAACTCCGCATTCAGCCTATGGAGGTCACTGCCACGTTTTCACAAACGGCGCAGTCTACGGTATTGCCGGATGGCTGGATTCAGTTCAGGTCTGTTTCGTTGAACGAAACCAATAAGCGCGACTTGGATTTTCTGTCGGTCAACCGGTTCCGCTCATCCGGGGTCTTAGATGACAGCGGCAGCCCGCATGCCTACACCATCGAAGGGCAAAACTTAGTGGTTGCGCCGTGGTCTTCCGAGGTGGACTTCACGATTGTCTACTTGAAGATGTTCGATGCCCTGACGGAACCTAGTGACACCAATTGGGCGCTGACTAATGCGTATGACCTGTATCTGTACGGGTCTTTAAAACACGCCGCTATTTGGGCGCAGGACACAGAGCAGGCTATGGTGTATGGCAGCGCATTTGCGGGGATTGTCGAGGAGCTGAACCGTGAACACCGTTGGGCGCGTGTATCGGGAGACAAACTGTCCAGAACAGGCGGCAGCACTCCGTGAGGATACCCTTTGGTGAGTTCAACCCTGACCAGCCCGGCATTGCGGGCGGCAACGTGGTTAAAAACGTTGTGCCCCATGCTCAAGCGTATGGCTCTCTGCAGGCCCTACAGGCGTTCACTGGAGCGGTTTCTAGCGCCTCTAAGGTGCTGGCAGGTACATGTGCCACAGATTCATCAGGGACGCTGTATAGCCACTGTGGCACGGCTACGCGCCTGGAAGAACTGCAGACATCAGACCAGACCTGGGACAATGTATCCAAGGCAGGTAACTACTCCGGTGCTGTAGATTGGGAATGGGCGCAGATTGGTGACCGCCTGATAGCGGTGGATATTTCCAACACCACGCAGTATTTCGACCTAGGCACCTCGAGTTTGTATGCGGACCTTGCGGGGTCACCGCCTAAAGCCAAGCACGCCGCGGTCGTTAGAAATTTTGTGGTGTTGGGTAACGTGGACCAATCGTCCACGGTGTATCCCAACCGGTTGGTGTGGTCAGGCTACAACAATTCCGAGATTTGGACGCCTTCGCGGGCTACGCAATCCGACCAACGGGACTTGCGAGGGGAATTTGGCGCGATTCAACGCATTGTAGGCGGGCAAAACGGCGTGATATTCCAGCGCCACGCCATATCCATGATGAGCTACGTTGGTCCGCCCGTGATATTCAACATCGACGTAGTAGAGCGGCAGCGCGGGTTGCTGGCACCCAAAGCGCTGGGGGTGGCCGGCAGGAACATGTTCTTCCTTTCTGATGATGGTTTTTATGCGTTCTCTCCTGGGGGTGGGGCGCGTCCTATTGGTGTTGAGCGGGTAGACCGGTATTTCTTCGGCCAAGCTGCCGAGACAGAACTGAAGAACATCCAGTGCGCAGTAGACCCGAGCAATAAGTTGGTGTTTTGGGCGTTCAAGTCCAGTTCTGGCGCAACCGATTTTGATAGGGTGATTAGTTACAATTGGGGAGCGGATAAGTGGGGCTGGGGCGAAACGGACGTTCAAGGGCTGGTGCAGTTCGCTACCAGCATTTATAACCTTGAGGATTTGGACGCCATCAGCGCAAGCATTGACGCACTGACCGCATCGCTGGATTCGGGCGGGTACGGATCGGACCGGTTGAGCCTGGCGGGCTTCACAACGGATTACAAACTAGGCTCTTTCACGGGCAGTTACCTGGATGCGCAGCTGCAAACGCCGGAGTTTGGCGATGCTCGCGGTTTGCTCGAGGTACGCCCTTTGGTGGCCGGGCAAAGCCCAACCATCACCATAGAGCACCTTTACCGCAATCAATTAACTGACAACCTCACATCCACTAACGCCAAAATGGTGAATGCAAAGGGCACGGTTGATTTCAGGAACAACGCAAGATTTAACCGCGTCAGGGTCAATATCAGCGGCAACTTTAACGTTGCTGTAGGTGTTGATGTTGACATTAAACAGACAGGAAAACGCTAATGGCGGAATTGAAAGATTTAAGCACCACAGACGCCTCTAATAACGGTTCTGCGGCGAATGCGGGCTTTGCTGAGGGCATGGCACCCTCAGACGTAAACAACGCTGCACGGGCACTAGAGGGGATGCTGGCGCGGTGGTTGGCGGATAACAATGGGACGTTGACCACGGGCGGGAGTTCTAACGCCTACACGCTGGCGGCCCCAAATCAGACCATATCAGCATACTACGATGGGTTGACGTTGATGTTTGAGGCGAACCACACGAACACTGATGCGGCAACCCTTAACGTCAACTCTCTAGGGGCACAAAGTATTCTGCGTCCTGACGGTGGTGCGTTAAAGGCAGGGGCAATCACATCAGGGGGGCGTTATACGGTGTGCTATGACGGAACCAATTTCTTGCTTGTCGGTGCAGATACATTATCTTCCGGCACCTGGACACCGGTTCTAACGTGTTCCACACCCGGCAGCTTGGCTGTCAGCTATACAAAACAAACGGGCAACTACACCAGAAACGGAACCCAAGTATTTTTTGGGTTTGATCTGAGGTTTACGATTACTGACGCAACCGGCGCAAGCGGTGCGGCCAGAATTACCGGCCTTCCTTTTGCTTCTGACGCGTCCAAAGTTACGACGCTTCACCCAGCACAGACGTATGATGTTAGCGGCCCTGGCGCAGTCGCTTGGCCTACAGGGGTTAGCACTCTGTTCGGCTATATACAAGCGGGGACGCAGTATGTCCAAATATTTGGCAATGGAGATGGCGGCGTAAATCAATCATTTGACATTGATGTTTGGCCGGCGGGTGATCTTTGCCAGATTCGCGTCACCGGCGCTTATGAAACAGACGAGGCTTAGCAATGCCGTTTCCAACCTATAAACCTGCCGACAACGTTGGGCAGATGAGTCCTTACATGCAACAGGCGTTCAACCTATCAGGCGTGGATCAGAACCGCCAAGCCTCACCCGGACCTGCGCCTGGATTGCCTGCGCCGCTAATTCCAGGCGATCACTTTTCGTTGGGCGGTTTTACGGGTGCAGTGCCGCAGGGTCGGAGGTGGGAACAGCTGCGGCAGTATTTGGCGGGGCTTGCTGACACGCCCGGGGCCATCCCGCAAGGGCGTAGATGGTCTGATTTGCGGGCGTTCATTGAGCAAGCGCAAGCGTCCACTCAAACGCCTCAAGGGTTTACTGGCGCAGTCCCGCAAGGCCCGCGATGGGGCCAGCTGCGCCAATATCTGGCGGGTGCCGTGGCAACACCGGGCGCCGTCCCGCAAGGTCCGCAGTGGAGCGATTTAAGAGACTATTTAGCATCGCAGGGGGTTGGCAATGTGGCAGGGGGTGCAGTGCCGGAGAGTCCGATGTGGGACCAGATGCGCTGGATGGATTCAAGAGACTATTTAGCATCGCAGGGGGTTGGCAATGTGGCAGGGGGTGCAGTCCCAACAAGTGCTGGAGGCATGGCCTTCGGTGGAAACCCGTATCTCTAAAACTTTAGATTCGGTGGATACGGGCTATAACGCCGAGGACGTTCTAACCGCGCTGCAACTACGCGAAATGCAGCTGTGGGTTCATCCTAAAGCGGTAGCGGTGACGCAGATTATCAAATACCCGAGATTCAAGACACTGCTGCTGCGCATCGTGTCAGGTGATGACATGGGCGAATGGATTGATAGTTTAATGAATTTGCTAGAGGCGTATGGCCGAGCAATGGGCTGCAAGTACGGTGAGCAATGGGGGCGCAAAGGCTGGCTCAAAGTGAATCAAAAGCGTGGCTACAACGCGGAAGTGGCGTTTCATGTAATGAGAAAGGAATTGTAAATGTCAGGTGGTGGCGGAAGCACAAACACAGTTCAGAATGCCGACCCGTGGAGCGGTCAGCAGGGCTATTTGAAGTTCGGTTATGACCAGGCTCGAGCGGCATACGGGAACGCGCCTGAATTCTACCCTGGACGGACCTACACGCCATTCTCCCAACAGTCCGAGCAGGCTATGGGCATGACGGAGCGGCGGGCTATGGGTTCGCCTGTTGAGGCTGGAATGCAAAACTACGTCCGCCAGGCGATGGCGGCGCCGGGTGGCCTGGATGCTCAAAACTACCTTAACATCGTCATGCGCGGCAACTATCTGAACGCCAACCCCTACTTAGACCAGGCGTACAACAACGCCGCGGCGAGGGTGACGGAGACCTTTAACGACCAAGTTATGCCGGGTATCAATGCGGCGTTTGGCCATGCGGGTGGGTCCGGTTCAAAAATCCATCAAGAGCTTGCCACGGACGCCGCGGGCGAGTTGTCGCAAACGTTGGGCAATATGGCCTCAAATATATACGGCGGCAACTACCAGGCCGAGCGCGGCCGCCAGATGCAGGCGGCTGACTCTGCCACTAACCTGCTTGGGACGCGGGCCGGTATCCAAAGGGGTGCCGCAGCACTTGCGCCTGCCGCCGCGGCTATGGATTGGCAGAACATTGACAGGCTGCGGGGGGTTGGTCAGGAAGTTGAGGGCATGGCCGGCCGAGTGCTGCAAGATGATATGTCTCGCTGGAATTACGCTGAAAACCTGCCGTGGGATCAGTTGAACAAGTACACGGCTAACATTCAGGGCAATGTGGGCGGTAGCACCACCACAGAGGGGCCCGGCACTAACCCGCTAGCAAATGCAGCCGGCGCTGCGCTGCTGCCTTATGCGGCGAGTTCCGCGATTGGCGCAATGGGCGGAACCGCGCCCGCATGGCTGTCTAACCCCTGGACCGCGGCGGCTGCTGCAGCACTCGCATATTTCGGGAGCAAATAAATGAACAAACCTTTTCTTCCAGGCCTCACCCCTGATTCGCCGCCCATGCTGGATCGGCGTGGTCTGCTGGATCCGCGTGGTCTGCCGTCTCAACCTGACAAATTAACAGGGTTGCTTGGCAATCCACTGTTGATGGCGAGTCTCGGGTTGTTTTCGGCAGGAAGAGATAACCGTATAGACCCGTACCAAGCCGCGCTAAGCGGTGTGATGCAAGCGCAGCAATTTAAAGATGCGCGTGAAAATCAGGAAATGAAGCGTGATGAGTTAGAGCAAAGAAAAGAATTGCTCAAGGTACAAATAGACCGGCTGAGCGCACCCACTACCCGGCAGCGCGATTGGGAGTATGCACAAGGCCTGCCGCCTGCTGAGCGAGAGCTGTTTTTAACTGGTGGGCGAGGCAGAGACCTGCAGCGCATTGAGTTTTTAGAGCATCTATACCAGACCGACCCTGAAGCGTACAACCGTGCGTTAATTGGCCTTCGAGCGCCAAATATGGTAGACATGGGCGGCGGCGGTACGGGTCGCTTTGATGCTGCCTCAGGTGGTGTCAGCCCGGTGGTAAGCCCGCAAGAAGCCACGGACCGAAACGCAGATGCAGCTGCCGCTAGCGCGCAAGCCGCGGCCATTGCCAAAGCGCAAGGTGAAGCCCAGGCTAAACTACCTGGCATGGCGCTAGAAGTAGAGGCCACAAAGGACTTTATTGCCCAACTTAAGAGGCACCCTGGGCGCGAGCAGGCAACGGGCAAATCATCCCTGTTGAATCAGGTGATGATAGTGGGTGATACCAGGGACTTCCTGACGTTGCTGGACACCGCGAAGGGTAAAGCCTTCGCCATCGCTTATGAGACCTTGAAGGGCGGCGGCACGATTACTGAAGTTGAAACCGAAATGGCCACAAAGGCGCTGACTAACTTAGAAACGGCACAATCAGAAGGCCAGTTTTTGGCGGCCCTGAATGAGTTCGAGCGGGCGGTAGATCGTGGTTATGAAAAACTGAAAGCCACTGCCGGGCAAAGCGATGGATGGGGTATTGTTCGTGGAGACTAAGGTAAAGGCTCCTAACGGTGAAATCATCACTGTGAAGCACCCTGAGGGGGCGTCAGAGGATGAGATTATTGCCTACGCCAAAGCCAACTACACCGAAGAAAAAGCGCCAGAAAAGCCTTACACACCACCTCAAGGCGGCACCATCTTCGATGCTCTAGGTCAAGGCGCATGGCTCGGGTTTTCCGATGAACTATCGGGCGCATTGGGCGCTATTCCGGCAGCGATATCTACAGGCGATTGGGACTTAGGTAAGCATTACACCGGCATTCGCGACCAAGCCCGGCAGAACGTAGATGAATTTGCGGAACGTAACCCTAAAACCGCGATGGCGGCTGAAATTGGCGGCGGGCTGCTGACCGGTGGCGCGGGCGGAGCCCGCCTCGTTGGCCTGAAGGGCGCTCAGTTGGTGAAAGGGTCTGGCCTGTTGGGTGCTGCGTATGGCGGCGCATCCGGTGCGGGTCATTCTGATGAAGACAGCGTAGGGGGTGTGCTGACGGATACCGCGATCGGTGCGGGTATGGGTGGTGCCGCAGGCATGGCATTCCCTGCCGCGGGGCAGGTGTTAAGCAAACTGCGCCAATCCGCCAAACCCTCGGGAGAGTATGTCCGCCAGGTAAGGCTGCTGCAGGGTGATGACATTCCGCTCACAGGCGGCCAAATTAGCGGCTCTAACTGGCAGAAAGCGGGCGAAACTCAACTGGCTCAAGTGCCCATAGGTGGTACGCCGCTACAGCGCGTAATGGAAACACAGCGCAAGCAATTCCAGCGCGGTCTGGTCAAGCGCATTGTGGGTGATGACATCACCGAAGAAGGGCTGATTACCGCCAAAACCCTAAAAGATATCGGTAAGCGCCTGGGCAAAGAGTACGATGAGGCCTTGAAGGGTAAAACCATCAGCCTGAGTGATGAAGCGTTTATCGAGGACTTGGGCAAGATTGAAGCCAAGCATAGCCGTTTGGTAGACAGCCGCACCAAGAAGAAAATCCGCAACATCGTGGATGAATTTCTTGATGAAGACGCCAACGTGTCGGGCGAGTGGTACCAGGAACAGCGCTCATTATTTGCGGACCGCAGCCAATCAAAATCCGAGTTGGCGCCGCTTTATGATGACTTGAAGAAAGCGTTGGATAGGGCATTTGAGCGTGCAGCACCGAAGGTCAAGCGGGACCTGGATACGCGTTACGCTCAGTTTAAACAGCTGGATGACCAATATCGGGCTGTTGGTGGTGGAGATGTGGCCGAAGGCTACTTGCCGCTGGCCTCTCTGAACCGCAGAGCCAAATCCAAGCCAGGGTCCGAGGAGTGGCGTGATTACGTCAATTCAGGGGCGTCTGTACTGATTGACCGCATTCCGAACAGTGGGACCGCGGCAAGAAACTACATCACCGGGCTACTCACGGGCGGGGCCTTCTTTGAACCTACCAGTGTAGCCGGCGGGGTATTGGCCTCTCGAGCGCTGGCTAAGCAAGCGGCCAAAGGGAGACTAGACGTAACAAAACTGCTGCCTAGCGGTGCTCTATTGTCCGATCCTCGTCTTGCTCAGGGTGTTGCTGCGAACGCCGGTCTTCTTCAATAAGGTCTTTGCACCACCATCCTATAAAAATCCCGATCCAAGCAGACACCGCAACTTGCCATGTGAAGTTGTAGGAAAAGAACACGCTGACTGCGATGGTAAACGCGGCGGCTCCAAGGACGATTAATAGATTCATGCTTTCTCTAGCCTCAGGTGAACAATTAGCGCAGTCTAGACCAAGTGGCACGACCGCGGTAAGCGCGTTTACAGCCAGCCTCGTTACGGAAGTGACGTTGATTGCTATATGCAACACAACGGCGGGTGCTGTGAACTACTCCCTCTATCATGACGATGATGGTAGCACGTTTGACCAGACTACGGCGCTTCACTACTCGCAGAGTATCTCGGCAAACTCTACTGTCTATGTGGGAGCAGAGTCGATTGGCGCGGGTATTGTGGTTAAGCCGGATGGTCAGATAGGCATACAGACCAGTTCCGCCAACGCGCTGACGTTTACGCTTTATGGCGTGACTGAGGCTGTGGCGAGGTGACGCGCCTAAGCAAACCCAACAATCCCAACCCAATCAGCCCTAACGTACCTGGCTCAGGCACAGAGACAGTCCCTAGATAACTCAATGTATAGGTACCTGATACAGTCCCGTTGGTCAGCCCTGGAGCGCCATAGGAGAAGTTTCTATGGTGCGGCCAGGACTCATGTGCGACCTGAAACTGGAATTCGTTTTCTATTGCGGTGACGTTGCAGAAACCCGGCGAGCAGCTGTTACCGAAAAAGCTGGTGTTCCAGTTATCCCGAATCTTCCCATCCTCCCAAGTCCACAATTCAGCCCACAGCACATCGTTTTCATCGTAGTGAATGCCGTTCCAGGTGAAATCGAAATCGACAAACGACACGCCGAAGTGTCGGCCTGATGGTAGAGCTTCGTAGGAAAAGACTGCGGTGCCGGACATACCGCCTGCTTCAACGTCCATCTGGTATTTATGGATGATGCCCGCATAGGCAGAAGAAGAAGCAAACAGAAGAAGAAAAACTATGTGACGCATAATTATCCTAACGGAAAGAGTACGCTTGGTAGGGTTTAGATGATGTAAGGGGGTTGTAAGACGCGCTCAAGGGCTGCTTATCTGTGTTTGCGTGCTCTACGACGCAGCGCTTGCAGGCTGGTTTTTTTTAGCTTTTTCTGCCGACTTGAACACTATTCCAGCCACTTCATTTCAATATGGCTAAAATAGTGTCCGCCTGCAACAGTATCCTCTCAGGTGCTTCCATCACGCGCCTCCACCATTTCTAAAAACCGCTGCCGTTGTGAATCCCACGCAGCATCCCTCGCAGCAGCCCACGCAGCATCCCTCGCAGCCCTCGCAGCATCCCTCGCAGCAGCCCACGCAGCATCCCTCGCAGCATCCCTCGCAGCCCACGCAGCATCCCTCGCAGCATCCCTCGCAGCCCTCGCAGCATCCCTCGCAGCAGCCCTCGCAGCATCCCTCGCAGCAGCCCACGCAGCATCCCTCGCAGCATCCCTCGCAGCCCTCGCAGCATCCCACGCAGCAGCCTTCGCAGCATCCCACGCAGCAGCCCTCGCAGCAGCCCTCGCAGCAGCCCTCGCAGCATCCCGCGAACTTTCATCACCCGTTTCCAACCACGCCCTCACCACATCAGGCGCGTGCCACAATTGGATCACATCCAGCGCACAGTGGCGGGCAAACTCTCGCAGCAGGTCGGTAGCATCAAAGCGGCTGACAATCATGCGGGCTTGAGCCACCCCTTTATCATCCCCACAAATGGCATTTTTCACCCTGACCTTGCACAGCGTTTCACCAGGCGAATATGTCAGCGCATCAAAGGGATGGCGGCTGTAGTGCAGACCCGATTCGCACATGACAATTTCGCCATCATGTTCCAACCACACACCATCATCTGGCACAGGTTGGCCATCTCGTAGGGTATTGCCGACAAAGTGCCAGCCGGTGTCTTCTTCCACTAAATCACTCATCTGCTTCTGAACATCTTGTGCCAGTTGTTCACTTCCATTTTATAACCCACACATCCCTTCGCACTCATCCATGAAACTGAAGCCCAACTGATCCGCAGCAGGGTCCGTAAAATCTACCTCCCGTAAAGGAATCAAAGACGAATGAACGTATAGATTTTCTGTTGTTCCGCGCACCCCGTGGCGAATTGCTTCATCGACCTGGCATGCGTCCTCAAACGATACCGGATCGTTCTCTTTCATATCCAACCACATCGCCCGGTCATGGTAAGGGCAAAATGTGCAAGAGGATTTTGCTGGAAATTCGTTATACCCGTTATCCCGCATCCACTCCAAACAATGCAGCCGAGTCATTTTTCTTTCTATTAGCGGCCAGCGGTGACGCAGCCATTTTTCCCGGGGAGCTTTCATGCGTTGCATTTCATCCCATGAAATCCCTATCCACTGCTCTACTAGAATCTTACCTTTTGGTGCGCGTTGCCTGGGTTTTAACCCAGCCAATTCCCTTACCTTTTTTGTGATCGGCTGAATTTTGTATTCATTTGTACATTGGCGCCTTAGCATCCCACCACCATTTGCTGAAGTAGTGAAAAAAGGTGCCGCTGCAAACCGATTTGTATACTCACCGTCCTCGTTTGGGGTTGAAGAATCAATAATATTCTGGCGCAAACTCCCCTTGCTCACCCGACAAACGGGAAACGGCAACTGTGTCTCCAGCCAATCGAGCCAATCATACACACGCCGAGGTTCTGCCTTCGTGTCCGCAAAAATGGCACAATCAGGCATTGGATCTATCTCACCATGGGCGGCCATTAGTGCCATAACGGAAGATTGAACCCCCGCCCCCAAACTAATTACCGTTAACATCCCGGTGTCTTCTTCCACTAAATCACTCATCTGCCGCCTCCACTGCGAGTTCAACTGCGCACATGGCGGCCCCTGTCTTCCTCAAGCTGCCCAGTAAGTGCGCATGGGTCCGTAATTTTGGTCCGTAATCTGGATTTGCCAGGGTTTTCTGGCGTAGCCAATTTTTGCAACTGACTGTTTTTGTTGGATTTTGCATACTTCACAATGCACTGAAATGCACAGGCGAGAGATTCAAATCCTCTCACTCCGACCAATAAGAATGCGGGTTTCAGAGCGATTCTAGGGCAAAAGGTCCGTAATTTGGTCCGGTTCATTGAAACGCAGCCTCGATGATGTCTTGGGTATCCTTCTGCGGCAACGATGCTGCGTAGTGCTTGAACATGGTCTGTAGGTCATGCCCGGTCTGATCCGCCACCATCTGCGGCGGTACGCCGTTCTGCAACGCAATTGAGATGTAACACGAGCGCCACGGATAGGGCAGTGGCCTGCCCGCGCGGTTTAGCCTGCGCTCCACACCAGACGCCTCATGAGCCTTCTGGAACGCGACCATGAGCTTGTTTTGTTGGGTGAAGGGCTTGCCCTGTACGCCTGTGAATTGCCAGTCCTGAAACGGCTTGTAGACCGCTTTCCAGACCCATGCCGGTACCATGACCTTGCGCACTTGGTGCGTTTTGGTGCGCGGCTCTAGCCTGTTCGCTGTGCGGATTTGTTCAACAACAATGTACGGCTTCTGGAAATGAACGCGCTGCAACGCCAGCAGTTCTTCTGTGCGCATCCCGGTGTAGAACCCGAGCAGAAAGAAGCGGTAAGCTGTGCCCTCTAGCGCCTCTAGAAGCGCGTCACGCTCTTGTTCGGTGTAGGGTGCCTTGGGTATGCGCTGCTGCCGTGGCGTGCGCCAGTTGTCCGTAGGCAGCTTCTCAATCACACCATCCTCTTGAGCAATGATGAATGCTTGGCGCAGCACCGATACCGCCGAGCGCACACTTTTAGGTGTGTAATCGAATTCAGCCATGCGCTTTTGCAGTTCGCTTTTCAAAATCGAATTGATGGGCCGCTCATCGAACACCGACCATATGCGTTCATAGGTGTTTTCGTAGTTGATAAGTGTCGGCTCGGTCACCGGCGCCGTGTCGAGTACCAGCTGCATGTAATGCCCTAGCGTTCCAACGGCAGCACGTTGGTGGTCGCCTCTGATCCGGGCCTTGAGGGCGGTCCAGGGCGTGTGTGCAAGCGCCCGCTGCCAGTCTTTTGCTTCTCGCAACGTCGCTTCGATATTCGCTTTTGTCGGCTTCCGGTTGATGGTGGTGACGTACTCTCTGCCGTGCGCATAGAGCCGGACCTTGATGCGGTTGCCTTTTGGTTGAGCTGAAGCCATGAATTGATTTCCTCGACGTTGTAGCGAATCTCGCCTGCATGGTCACGAATGAAGTGCTGCCCTTCGACCCATATTCCACGCCTGCGGTCTAGTTGTCGATACGTCCAGCCCCAGTATTCAGCCGCTTGCGTGCGGTTTAGGGTTGGTGGCAGGTGTTCAAATTGGGTGTGCACTACAAAAAATCCGGTATCCCGTACCCAATCAACAGCCCGGCAATAAAGGTCAGCGCAACAGCCCATCCGGTGTATCTCGGCACCAGAATGTTGTCGCCCCAACGCCTACCGCCCGTGCGGTGTGGGAGTGGTCCTATGCTCATATCAATTTTCCTTTTGGTTAGTTAGCAAACGGGCTTGCCTGGAAGGGAGAAAAAGGGAAGGGCGGCCAGCCCGCTGCTAAACTTTTAAATATCCGTTTTCCATCCAGTAACGCAGCGTTCGCATGTGTCCTTCCATCGCATAAATAAATGCGTCTGTCGGGTTTGTGTGCATCGTCCTGCGGTCTATTTCATCGTGGCAAGCCGAGCAGCCAAAAACACCGTGAATGTCGGCACTCTTGCCGCCCATCTTCCCGGTACCGCTACCATCTGGTAGGTGACACAAGACGGTTGTTTCTGGGTTGCCATTACATATGCCGGGCAAACGGATGAAACAATCTTGGCCGCGAGCGGAATTGCGTAACTTGCTCATGCCGCTAAACCCTCAAACACCTGGACAAACTCAACACCGAAACGCTTAACCGCAATTCTCTTGATGCGCTCATACACTTCATGGAATTGCAGTTCATCCATCTGCGCAAATTCCCATGACTTCGGTATGTAGACGGTTTCGCCCTTCGCCGTAATGTGCTCGTCGTAGTGCCCGGTCATAATTTTGAGTTCGCGGCGGAAGTCCTCAAAATTCTCAAAGCGCTCCTGATTTTCAAACATGCCGTGAATCAGTCCGAACGCGAGGCGGTGGAAACGAGGGTTGCGCGCCTGCTTAATCTCCAGGCGGTATTCCTGGCCGCTTTTGAGCTTTTGCCAGGACTCCACCGAATCCTTACTGGATGGGATTAAGTGGGTACCGTCATATCTGCAAAGCAGTTTCACTAGTAATCCCTGCCAGCGGCTCTAGCCTTGTAAACACGCGCCGTGCTATTGGCGATTCCGTGTTTAACTTCGACTTGTTTAACTGTTAAGCCATTGCGGAAATCAGCGATGATTTGCTCTCGGTCTGAGGGTTCGAGCCGCTTGGCTTTGTTCTTTTGCGTCCGCAACAAACCATGCTTCGCCGCAATGTCAGTGGTGCGCTGATGCGAAACTTTGTATTTTTCTTTGATGGCACGGTAGCTGTCGCCACGTTCCAGGCTGCGTTTGATGCAGTCATCTACGGTGGCTCCAAAGAGGTCTGGGAAAGCTTTTCTCGTTCGCCCCACAGCCTCATGCAGCAGGCAAGGTTCTAACTCCAAAAGGTTTTCATGTAGGTGTTGAGGGACTATCACTGTGCGGCCCTCTCTGCCTGCAACGCCTTGATATGGCTGCGCTGCTTGCTGTCCAGCTTCGACCAAACAGCCATCTTCATTTCGTTGTCTTTGATGCGCTCAACAGCCTCCACCAGACCATCGTTGTCTTCGTTGAATATCGCAGCCTTGATGGTCGCTATGTGGCCGTTGGCTTCGGTCCAATCAACATCCACACCATCCAGTGCAGCCGCCACAACGCTGGTGCCTTTGACTTTGGCATCCTGCTTTTCGTCGGGTATGTCTTCGCCCGTGTACAGTTCAGTACCAAGGCCACACATGGCTAGACACTTCACCAGCACACGCATCCGCGTGTTATTGATTTGTAGGCTCGTAGGCGCTGCTACAGGCTGGTTCTTGAAGTCGAGGTAGGGCAACCACCAGCGACGCTCTAGAACGTTCTCACCCTCCCTGATGCGCACTGTGACCCATTGCTCTCCGCCAGTGCCCTCAAACATGCGCGGGTCTTCAAACTCAAAATCGGATTCAGGGAACGTCTGCAATACCATCTCCCAGGCAGCGGCCCAAGGCAGATAATCAAACTGTTTCCCGTTGCCGACTTTCTTTTGTGTGATGTGCGGCTCGATGTTTAGAGCGTGGAAAGTTGCAAACACTTTCTCAGCGAATGATTGCGGCCCGTTCGTTTTCTTTTCAGATTCCATACAGGTCCTCCCAATATCCGTAAATTTCCCACATGGCACCCCATGCGGCCTGATACTTGTCTTTCCCGTTACCCATTGCGCCATGCTCCGGGTCATTCTTCACGCTGGCAATCCAATCGAACTGACGGATGGGTATCGGTGGATACACGTACTCAATGGTCAGCCCGCATGCTTCGCATATCGCTACCGGGTCATGCGGATGGTTCATGGCTTTAACCCAAGCGTTGATATGCGGCCTTCAATAAATGCTTCCCTGTAGCAGCTCTTAAGGTTTTGCAGAGTCCGTTCATCTGCTTGTGTGAATTCGGTGTGTTTCCATTTGGTCAGAGACTTTTGCCAGTGGGCCTCAATCATTTGGCTAAGGCCAGTGGATTGAATTTCAGCAACGGTGTCTGATTCGGTAGCGTTTCTCACGCCGCTACCTCCCGCTGCAATCTCACATATGCGTCATGCCAAACTGCCGCTTGGTCAGCGTTAGTGCTCAGCACGTCCAGGTATTGTTCTAGCGCTTCAACCAGCGCTTCGTTGTTCACGCCCTTGGTCAGGCTGCGCAGCGCTTCACTGGCCCAAGCCAGATCCATTTCTTCCAGATAACCGACATAGCTACAGCTACCGCACTGCAATGAGCGCTCGTAATCTTCGTGTGGGTCTGTGTCTACTTGGCCGCAATAAGTGCAGAAATACAGATTCATTTGCTCGCCTTCCGTTTAACTTAGGGCCAGTATACACAAGTTTAAACTGTATGCAAGTAAAACTTGGAAATGGATTCCCATACTGTTCAGAATGTCTTTTTTGAATTGGCTAAATCACTGTATGGATATACAATGATGGCTTGCATCGAATTGAAGGCAATTTGTGTAGATTAGGGGGTGCGCGCCGCGATACCGCGCCTGGGCGAATCGCGCAACTACGGACTGCTAGGAGATGCTTGAATGCTGCTCGCGCAACTCAAGGAAAGATACAAATCTTTAAACGAGAAACAGAAACAAATTATCTTGGATTGTCTAGCTGAGCGAGGCGTCCTGCTATTTCGTTCAAAAGACGCACCTGATCGGATAGCGGAAGGCTCTGGATCGCCTCCGAAACCTCCGTAGCGCTGGGGTAGTCTGTCTCTCCAACCATCTGGCCTTGGCCTGTAGAAAGCCAAGCAAGGCGCACACCAAATAGGTCTGCAATGACTTGGTGCCGGTGAACTCTGGGGGTAGTTTCTCCCGCCTCCCATTGTCGCACGGACTCATATTTTACACCTAACGCCGTGGCGACCCGTTCACGGGACATATCGGCGTACTCCCGCGCGGTCTTAAATCGTTGACCAAAATCCATGGCGGGAAGTATGTGGCCACCACTTTCGCCTGTCTTTGCAGGAATAACTTGCATACAAGACTCTCTTGCTATATAAACACGAATCATGTGTACAGAGTTAAGAGATTGGGTTTCCAAGGTTGGCTTGCTAAAGGCCACTGAAGCAATCAACCAGTTAGAGGAATCCAAGGGGCGCAAGAAGGTTACATATCAGGCTGTCCAGCAGTGGTTGGATGGGCGGGTGCCCGCTTTGCGCGTGTTGAGCGTTGAAGCTGCTTCTGGGGTTCCTCGGCACAAGTTGCATCCTGAGATTTATCCGCAAGAAGTCGCTTAACCAAAAAATCCAATATTTCGTTTATGTGCTTAGGCATGGATTTATTAAGCCCAAAACCTTGTACGCACATGTACGCAGAATACTTACAGGGGCGTAAATGGACCAACCCAGCCTGTTTGAAGACAACATCTACGACGCTCTAGAGGCGCTTGTGGCGTCTTTGGGCGGGTACAAGCGGGTAGGCCATGCCTTATGGCCGAAGAAGGGCGTAGAGGCGTCTGGTAAAGACCTACGCAATGCTTTGAACCCTGACCACCGGGCCAAGCTCGATTTGCACGACTTAATTCACTTACTGCAGATGGGCCAATCTCAAGGCGACCACATTGCCATCGAGCGCATTTGCAAAGCCTCGGGTTACGACTCACCCAAACCCGTAAACAACGAACAGCAAACCGACGAACTTAAAAAGCAATTCAACAAGCAGGTTGAGGCGCTAAGCGGGATTGTTAGTGAACTGAAACGGAACGGCGTCAAGTTGGAGGCTGTTTAGCTGTGAGATTGAACAAGGAGCACATAAAAAAGCCGGGATAGATGAGGTTTCTATCCCGGCTTTTAATCGTCGTTATTGCTAACAAACGTCCACTTTTAAGGACAAATGTTAGCAATAAGCAGAGGCCAGTTCAACTGGTGCGGGAATAAGTCTGAACCGTTCGACGAAACAGATTAGGGAACCTTGGGAGTGCCCACTTCTCCCCCGACCTAATGAGGATTGGTTCTGCCCCATGCCTGCGCCGGAGTAGGCATCAAGAGGTAGAAGTGGGTTGAGTATTGCCCAAAGAAAAGTAAGGAGACTGAATTGCTAACAGAACGGGAATCAAAGATAGCTCAACTTGAGTCCTATTTGGGCGAGATCAAGGGGGCCGATATTGAGCCTGCAAATTCACTGGTTAATCAATACAAGCGCAAAGGAACCCTTACAGACAAGCAATGGTGGTTTGTTAGCCAGCTTGTTGCAAGGTGGTGCAGATGAATTGCTCACAAGCCTTTGAGTCACGCTGGAACACTTAAACAGCACGAGGCATCTACACTGATGAACATCGACGCGAATTACGCCAAGTTCCTGAAAACAAAATTCAGCGGTTATCAGCCTATGGGCGGCGGGGCTTCTCAACCGTTGCATCATCGTCTTTTTCCATATCAAAAAACAGCAGTAGAGAAGTTGTTGGAATGCGGCAGGGGGGCTGCTTTTCTTGATACTGGCATGGGAAAAACCTCAATTCAGATAGAGTGGATACGACAGATCGACAAGCCATCCCTGATTGTTTGTCCTTTGGCTGTTGCAGACCAAACCATAGCCGAAGCCCAGCAGTTCGGCGTTGAAATAACGAAGATGGGCGGCAGTCGGTTTGAGATTACAAACTACGAATCAATGCACAAAGTAGACTCGTCTAAATATCAGGCGGTTGTGTTCGATGAATCCTCAATATTCAAATCACTGAACAGCAAAACCAAGTCTATTGCCGAGCAGATGTTTGCTGAAACACCCTACAAACTGGCTTGTTCTGCAACCCCATCACCCAACGACCTTTTAGAGATTGGCAACCAGTCCCAGGTGTTAGGTGTCTTGCGCCAAGTCGATATGTTGTCCCGTTGGTTTGTGAACGATGCATCTAACACCGGCACGTGGCGGCTGAAGGGTCACGCGAGGTCCGACTTTTGGAATTGGGTTAACTCCTGGGCGTGTGTCGCCAGTTCTCCCGCAGACCTTGGTGATCTCGAAACAGATTTATCCCTACCTGAGTTGCGCGAACACGAATCTATTGTTGAGGAAACCGCGCGGGCGCAGGGAGGGTTGTTCGCTGAGATTGAATTGAGCGCGACCGGCATACGCCAATCGAAAAAACAAAGCTTGTCGGCGCGTGTGGATCGCTGCGCCGATCTGGTAGACACGAACGATTACGCTTTGGTCTGGTGTGACACAAACGACGAGTCAGACCTGATTGCTAAAAAGGTTGGCGGGGTTGAGGTCCGAGGGGATATGTCGATTGAGGAAAAAGAATCTCGCCTTGTTGGGTTCTCTCGCGGTGACTTCAGGGTTCTTGTCACAAAGCCATCAATAGCTGGTTTCGGCATGAATTGGCAACACTGTAACAACGTGGTCTTTGCAGGCGCTAACTATAGTTTTGAGCGGTATTACCAGGCTGTTAGACGATGCTGGCGTTTTGGGCAAAAGCGAGAGGTAGACGCCAGTGTAGTTATGACGCCAAGCGAGCGGTTGATCTGGATGAAAACCAGAGAAAAAGCAGAACAACACAAAATGATGAGCGAAGAAGTGCGTCGGTGGGCAGCATGAGAACAGACTTGATTATCAGCGAGGAGGCCAAAGAGTTGTTAGACGCTATACACGCCAACGACATAAACGCTATTCGACATGAGGCAATGCAATTGTCTGCGGCGGCCATGCGGCTTGCCAATGAAGATGACGAGAATTTTATAAGGAGGTCAGGGTGTACGATGTAAAGAACATGGATTGCGTAGAAGGTGTGGCCGCGCTGGAAGATCACAGCGTTGGGTTTTCGATTTACTCCCCGCCCTTTGCTGACGTCTTTGTGTACAGCGACGACGTACGCGATATGGGCAACTGTCAAAGCACAGAGGAGTTTATCCAGCACTATTCATTTTTGCTTGATGAATTGGTCCGAGTCATGAAGCCGGGGCGAATAGTCGCGGTGCATTGCAGCGATTTACCGACATCAAAGTTCAAGGATGGGTTTATCGGGCTACGCGACTTTTCAGGGGATTTGATACGCGCCCACCAAAAAGCCGGATTCATCTATCACTCAAGGATCACGGTCTGGAAAGACCCAGTGACGGAGATGCAGCGCACGAAAGCGCTGGGACTGTTGTACAAACAACTCCAAAAAGACAGCACGAAAAGCCGCCAGGGGCTTTGTGACTATGTGCTGGTATTCCGTGCGCCGGGAGAGAACGCCGAGCCAGTAGCGCAGGATTCAGGAGTGTTCCCTGTCCAGCAATGGCAGGAGTGGGCCTCTCCTGTGTGGATGGACATAAACCAATCAAACACGCTGAACGTACGTCAGGCGCGAGACAATCGAGACGAAAAACATATGTGTCCGCTGCAACTGGACCTGATCGAACGTTGCGTTTTGCTTTGGTCAAATCCAGGGGATTTGGTGCTTTCGCCTTTTACGGGTATTGGCAGCGAAGGTGTAGTTTCTCTACAGAACGGCAGGCGCTTTGTTGGATTTGAACTGAAGCCGAGCTACTACAAGGTAGCGATGAGCAATCTCAAAAACATTGGATCCCAACAAGGGTTATTCGCATGAACATCGACGCCCATCGAGCCAGATGGAACACAGGCGACGGAACACCGCACAGTGACTATGTACTCAAAATGTTCCGCTATGTCGGTAAGCAAACAGATCCATCAGTTGTTCAGATGTATGTAGACCGCTTATCCGACATTTCGCTAACCGAGCTTCAGGCCGTATGGGAATCTCTACAGCCGCGTGATTCAGTCAAACCGGTAGTTCCAGGCATTGAGGCGTTAAGACAGGCACACGCAACCCGCAAACGCGATCAGATAAGACGCATTGAAGAAGCGAGAGAGAAAAAGCGTCGGGTTGCGCATGGCGAAAAACACTACGCCAAAAAAGCGACAAACGCAGCTTATGCAAACCGCGTTATGAACCACATCGGTTTAGTGGTTCCGGTATCCATACCGAGCTACTACGGCCGGTTTGATTACAAAGCCTGTGCCGAATCAGCACCTTTGCCGCCTGTAGAAATAAGCGACCACACGGCGTACTGGAAAGACCTATGGAGCCGATTTGAGCAGCAATGGAAGGAATACGCAGCATGAATACTGATTGGGAAATAGCCCAAGCCGTTATTGAAGCGGTGGAAAAGGCTTATGGCATAGCGGATTTATCTGAAGACACGCGGAGACGCCGAATTGCGAAAGCCCGGCAGTTAGCGTTTTACATTATTCGGGACTTAACGGACATGTCCGCACCGGACACTGCTGAAATGCTAGGCCGCAAAGACCACACAACGGTTATATATGGCTGCAAGGCGATTGAGAAAGAGCCGAAATACATGGCATTCGTGCCGAGGCTTAAAGCGGATGCGCAGAGGTTGTTGGGTTGAGCGCAGCCGAGGACGAACTGGCCCTGCAGCTCAAGGCCGCTGGTATTGAGTTTGAGCGCGAAGTGAAGTTTCACCCGAAGCGCAAGTGGCGGTTTGACTTTGTTTTGGGTGACGGCTTGGCAGTCGAAGTTGAAGGCGGGCTGTATGTCCAGGGTCGCCATAGTCGCGGCGCTGGCATGGAGAAGGATCTAGAAAAATACCAAGAGGCTATGAAACTTGGATGGAACGTTTACCGGGTCAGCCCTCGCATGATTAAGCAGGGTGCGGCTTTGGAGACCATTTCGATACTGATGGGGGAACAAATAAGGAGAAACCCTCATGGCAGGTGTCAGAAAGTACGACCCAAATTTTCTCATGGCGTTTGCGCGGACTGATACGCAGCGCGAGCACTTACAGGCCGTTATCGACTGCGGTATGAATAACCGGGCGGCTGGCAGGAAACTAGGCATCAACCACAGAGGCATTGCCAGGACTCTGGAAACCCTGGCTAGACGCGCAGCCAAAGAGGGTGTTGCGCCAGACCAGAACGTAAACCATCCGACCATGCCGGGCTTTTCCACGAAACGTGTATCCACGGCATACAACGGCGACGGTGACACGGTACTGCAATGGCATATCCAAGAGCCTGAAAAGAAATCCCTCGAAGAAATCGTTGAAGGCATTCAAGAAGCGTTCACCGACATAAAACCTGCCAAACCCATTAAAGCGCCTGCCAAAGTGAACAGTGATTTGGCTGCGTTCTACCTGATAGGAGACCATCACTTCGGTATGTACGCCTGGAGTGAAGAAACAGGCGGTGATGACTACGACACGGCAGAGGCCGAGCGCTTACTGATTTCTGCGTGTCAGAAACTTATCGCTCGGGCGCCCGACGCAGAGGTGGGTTATCTGGTGAACCTGGGCGACTTCCTACACGCGAATGACAGCACCTCCACCACGCCGTTCAGTAAGAATTTGTTGGACACGGACGGGCGTATGGGCCGCGTAGGGCGGCAGGCAGGGCTGCTCATAAAAAGCCTTGTGGAGCTGATGCTGCACAAACACCAGCGCGTAGAAGTGATTAACTCCCGAGGCAACCATGACCCGGATGCATCGCTGTGGTTGAACGAGGTCTGCCGGGCGTATTTCGCCAAAGAGCCACGCGTGAAGGTGCATGACAACTTCAACAAGTTTGTGTGGGTGCGGTTCGGCACGAATCTGGTGGTGACCCACCACGGTGACAAAATCAATTGGGCGCGGATGTACGAAGCGGTCACACGCAACCTGTCGAAAGAATGGGGTGAATGTGAGCACCGCTTTGGCTGGGTAGGGCACTTGCACCATGAAGAATCAAAAGAATTGGGCGGAATGCGGTTCCAGCGTTGGGGTGTACTGGCTCCGAACGACGCCTGGCATGCGGGTTCTGGTTACGGATCGGAACGCACCATGTCGTGTGTCGTGCTCCACAAAACCAAAGGCCGCGATTCCATCATTGAAGTGAACGCAAAGGACTCAGATGACAGTCATTAGAAACACAGAACTGATGCGCATTGCCCGCCAAGAGCAGCTTGAATCCTGGGTATTGGTGGGTGTATTCCCTGATGGGTCCACGTACTGCGCTTGGAGCGATGACATGTTCAGGGCCAATTGGCTGCTGGATAAGGGCAAAGAAATCTGCATGGACCAGGTAAGCGACGAACCGGACGAGGCGGGGTAAGTGCCCAACATCGACCCTTTCTACTTCTGCTTGTACGCAGTCCGCAAGCGTAATGGGATGGCCAAGACAGGCTACCCTAAGCAGGTGCCGTGGTACACGCCGCCCAAATTGGGAGATGTGATGCAAGAACCAAAAGAAATCATCACAGACGATGATTGGACCGTGGCTGAGTCCATAGAGCGGTGCGTCAATGAAATCCGCGCCGTTCGACCCGTGCTAGCGGATTGCTTCGACATATGGGAAGGGGCTTACGAGGGCGCGCCTGCAAGCCGCTCAGAGCGTTGTAGGCAGTGGGCCGTGAAGTACCAAGCCTGCAAGAAAAACGCCAATCGTTGCAAAAAGGAGATTGAACGCCTCATGTACGGCCAGTAGTTGCAAATTGTCCCCGTTTGAAGGACAATCTGGCAGTCTAGGACTGCTATCACTAAACCGCCCATTCGAGGCGGTTTTTTCGTTTTTGGAGTTTTATTTTGTCTGTTGAGTCGGAGGGCGAACGCACGCGCAAGTGGCTGAGCCTTGAAATCATAATTGCTGTGTTAATCCCGATGCTGGCTGGAGCGTTTGCATACGGGCAGCTGAGCGAGCAGGTAGAAGAAAACGCGCGCAATGCCGAACAGTTGGCCCGTGAAGCTAAACATTCTTCCGAAGCAATGCAGGAGATTAAAGTGGACGTTGAAGTGATTAAAGCAAAAATAGACACCATCAACGAAAACATCAAAAAGGCGAGCCAGAATGCGGATGAAAACAGCCGCACACTGCAAGAGATTTTAAGACGATTACCGCCGAACTGATTACGTTAGAGCGCTTCGCTTACTTTCCATGTGGAACACTCGGCTACGTACCGGAGCTGCACATCTACACGCTGGAGCCGCCGTGGAAAAACAATAAGCGCGGCGAGAGTTGCATACCTGAAGGCACTTATGAAGTGCGGCCGGATGAGGAAGGGCGTTATATCGGGTACCCAGAATTACAGGATGTTCCGAACCGCTCAGAAATCGTCATCCACACAGCCAACCATGTGCACCAGCTAGAGGGCTGTATAGCTCCGGGCTTACATTGGGGTGTGGACAAGCAAAAACCCTCTGTATGGCAGTCCAGATTGGCTATGGAGCGTGTTAGAGGGCTGGGTGATACGTTCACGATTCAAGTCACCCACAAAGAAGCGATTTTAGCCCCGGCCCCGTCAAGCCCACTTAGTTGATTTACACCACAGAGCGGTGAGCACGGGGCTAACCCTTAAACCCTGCCCGCATGTTGTGACACATGTTTTCCCAAATCCTCCCCCTCTATCGTTTGGGATAGGGCAGGGTTTTCTAATCATGGACAGGCAAACCGCCAAGGATAGTGACTCATGAAATTTGAACGATACCTGGCCCAGGCAGTAACGCAGGTTGAAACTTTTGTAACGGAGAACCCTCTTGCAACGGCTGTTGTGGGTGGTGCTGTCGTTATTTTTATTGCCCTCTTGCTCCTCCGTACCTAGTTGTCAGCCCGGCAGTACGGCACTGCAGTGTGTGCAGTGGGAGCCTAATAAAGTGCGGGCTTATCAGATTCACCAGATGTGCTTGGCAGCGCGAGCGCAAGCCATATCCAGCCGTTCGGTGTTGGTGGTGATGTACGAAAGCAAGCCGTACCAGTGCCGGAACTGATTCGAGGGAAACATGAAGCTATTCAAGAAACCGCAGGTGCTGCTGATCCTGCTGTTTATTGGCTTGTTCTTTTGGGCCTTGAATGCTGAAGCCGAGGAAAAGGCGTTCGAGCTGGGTCTGGCCGCTGGGTTCTACCACAGCGAGCAGCACATCACGCAGCGCATCGGATTCAACTACGCGGACAAGTGGATCGCGCAGTACGAAAGACACGGGGGCAACGGATATGACATCTCTAACAGCATCTCAGCACAGCGCCAGGTGGTCTTCCGACAAGGGCGCAAGCTTGAGCCGTATCTACGTTTGGGGGTTTCGTATTTCGATGTTCCTGTTCGTGATCTGGATGCTGATGAAGTTCGTTATCTGGTACATGAAAGACTCACGTTTTCCCTCGGAGCGGGAGTCCGGCTCTCCAAAGTGATGAGCCTGGGCTTTGAGCACAATTCAACCGCAGGCCGCAGTGACCCCAACCGCGGCCTGGATCGTTTTTACCTCCAATTCACTATGTGGTTGTAGCCATGACTGGAATTGTCCCTTTTTTGCCGTTGATCGGTAAAACGCTGGACCGGCTGTTTCCAGGCCCGGAAGCGCGTAACGAAGCCAAGATTCGTCTGCTTGAGCTTGAGCAGGAAGGCCAGCTTGCAGAGCTGAATGCGGAGCTGCAGTTGATGCTGGGCCAGATGGATGTGAACAAGAAAGAGGCCATATCCAGTCATTGGTATGTGGCCGCATGGCGCCCAACGGTGGGTTGGGTGTCCGCTTTAAGCCTGGCCTGGATGTACGTTGTGTATCCAACCGTGACTTGGTTTGGTGTGGATGCGCCCGCGCTCGATATTTCGCAGTTGATGATTCTGCTGTTGGGCATGTTGGGCATTGGCGGTATGCGCACGTTCGACAAGGTTAAAGGCAAGGACACCACAAACCTGTCATGAGGAAGTATTTAGCCCTGCTAGTGCATGTTGGACCTTGGGGTATCGAAGTGGAAGGCATGGACAATGTGGACCGGGGTGAGGATTGGCGGACTAGATGGTAAAAGAACTACTAAAAGTCGGGCTATTAGTATTTTGCGTGCTGGGGTTCGTGTGGGCTATGGCCGCGAATGCTGCAGACATAGACTTGGGCGACTTTGAGCTGTGCTCTGCCACGTCAACATACTACGCCGACGGGGGTTGCCCGTGCGACCTTTCGATAACGGCGGGGCCGAGCGTGGACGCAACTACAGCGGACGCGGATGTTGTCCTGACGGGGGACAACTGTGCTGGGACGTTGTACGTGTGCATGGATGTGACAGCAGACACCGTTACAAGGGCTGACTGCATCGCGAACACCGGCGTGACGGACAGAAACACGAGCACGCCATCCGGCGCTGGGACTGAATCATTCGCTGGCGCGTCAGAATTCGCCGGGTCAGCGGAAACACAGTACAGAATCTGGGCTTTCCTTGCGCCCTCGGGGAACTATCAAAACCGCATCACGTTCGATGCGGGCACAACCGCTACGTTCACCACGAACGCTGTGGCAGGCGGTGGGGGCACTGACTTAACGGGTGCTGGGCTGTTCATCGCCCAAGGCGATGCTGGTAATACCGACGAAACCCCTACGGGCACGGCAGGAACACAAACTTCGGGTTGTACCTCAATGGCCAACTCGTGCTCCGAGTTCTCTCACATAGGTACTCCGGCATCAGGGCAGAACGTTTACCTCGCGGAAGGTGGTGTTTGGGCTGACGACACATGGACAATCAACTGGTCTGGCACAAGTGGCGACCCTGTAGTGATCGGTTGTTACTTTGACGAAGGCGACGACGACGGGAACCCAGTACTTTGTACAAGCTTCTAATACTGCTGGTGCTGGCAATGCCAGCGTTTGCTGAAGAGATTGACTGGACCCGCAAAGGTTACTACGTAGTTTATGACGCGGAAGGCAACTTTGTATCCCGCCATGTGAACGACATTGAAGCAGCTATGAGTGCCGCCAATCATGCGTTTAACTCAGGCAACACGGGCACCCTGCAGTACCGAGTGGAATCTCCCTACTACGAGGTCACGGTGGTGATTCCTGAAGTGGCTGAAACCGAGCCTGAGCCTCCTCCTGAGCCTCCTGTGGATACGGGTGAAGAACTGGACCCCAATACCGTGTTTGCGTGTGACGGGGGTGAGAACGGCACCACAGTGGAGCCTACGGGGTCTGACTCAAATTCCGGCCTGTGGAAAGACGGGCAACCGGACCCAGTGAAGTCTTTGCGGAGACTCGAACAGATTGCAGAGGCCAGCCCTGATGGCGTTGACTACCGACTCTGCGAGGGCGCTGTGTTTGAAGATCAGACGCTGACGATCCGCAAAAGCGGCGATGTTGGCAAGTACAACCGTGATCTGCTCGCTGGTGCTGACGAGAAAACAAAGCGCATCAAGAACTACCGAAACTTGGAGGGGTGGAGGCGCGAAGATGAAAACTACGTGGTAGTCGGATGCTACAAAATACTGAACGGCGTTCCACGCCCGTGCATGGACTCATACCCAATTTGCGAAACAGGAATTGCAACAAAATGTTTAGATCCATTGGATTATTCATTGCGCTCCTCTGCGGGGTAGCACACGCAGTAGAAGTTAAGCCGGAGATCAACGGCACATATGAAGCGTCATGTCGCCTAACCGCATCGTCTGCCCCATGCGACGTC